AATGCCGGTCAGCTCCGCCTTTACCTGTCGTCCGCCCACGGCGGCGAGGCGCACGAACACGCGCTTTTCACTCATGCTGATCTCCGATCCGTTCGTTGACTCGTTTCACCATCACCGCCTCGATTTCGGGCAGCAGCTCCATCGCCACGAGGCCGTTCACGCCCAGCGCCTGCGCCATTGCCAGCGCAGCTCCCATGTCCCAGCCAAGGATGGTCTTCTGCGTCGCCCGCAGCTGGCCGCCCAGCCGTCCGACCAGGTCCCAGACCTGTGCGCCCTCGAAGGTCTGGGGTTGGTTCATTTTTTGCGGGCAGTCCGGGCACGCGCCTTGGCAGGCTTCGCAGTAACGATCGCCCCCGCTGAAGTGCCAGTCGGCAAGGGCGCGGAGACGTTTTTTTCCTGATCCAACACCAGTGCTTTGGCGACGTAGCCCGCCTGGAAGGCCTCGAAGATTGGATAGATGTCGAGCAAGGCGTCGACACCTTCCGGGGTGAGGTCCAGCACGTTGCCGTCCATGTCGCCCACGCCCTCCCACTCTACGACGGCGCGCCGCCCCAGCGCTTTGGCAAAGACCAGCGCGCGGTCCTCGTTGGTCGCGTCCTCGGGGAGCGCTTCGATGCTGGGATCGTTGCGGGTGGTCACCATCAGCGCGGTGGTGAGCGGGAGCAGACGCACGCGCACGCCGGGGGCGAGATCAAGCCAGCGCGGATCGGTCGAGAGGTCAAGTTTGAGCATGATCAATAGGCCTCCACGCCGTTCATGAGCGTGACGGTGCACATGCGCCCGACGATGCTATCCTTGGCTGCCTGCCAGTCGAAGGTCGCCTGCACGCCCTGCGGCCCGCCGATCTCGACGCGCGGACGCGGGAGGTAAACGGAATGCGCGGTGAAGGTCAGGCTCTCGCCGGTGGGCAGGGTGTAGGCGAACTCAAGCGCGCAGGTCGTGCCGTTGATCGCCTGGTCCATCAGTGTGGTATCGGCAAAGCGGACCTCCATGCTGCCCGAGAGCATTGCCATGGAGGGATCGGCCCCGTCGATCTTGCCGTCGGCGCGGATCGTCTCGATGCGGTCGAGATTGTTGCCATAGGTGATCTGGGTCGAGACCACGTTGCCAAGGGCCACGCCGTCGCGCTTGATTGAGCCATTGAAGTGGCCAAACCGCTGCAGCGTGATCTCGGTCGGTGTGCCCGCGCCGGTGGCTGCCGCCGGGGTCTCGCCCTGGGCAATGAGGCTGACCGAGGCAGTCAGCAGGCCGGAGCGTGTCATCTGCCAGGACAGCTGATCCACCACGCAGCCCGCGTACATCGCGAAGCGCGGCACTTCTGGCATGCCAATCTCGATGGCGAGGCTTGGAAGGGTCCAGCTGCCCGAGCGGAACTCATGCGTGTAGGGAGCCTCCGCGCCGGTCGTGGTCGAATCGCCAAACGCCGCCTTCAGCCAGTAGCCAAAGCCAATCGCATCGATAGGGACCACCACGTCGCCATCGCTGGTCAACGCGTCCTTGATCGGCGCGAGCGGATCCCGGCCATAACCGAGAAGCTCGGACTCGAGCAGTGGTTGCTCTGCGCCAAGCGTCGAGCTGGCGAAGGGCATCTTGAAATAGCCGCTCGCGGGCGGCGTGCCGTAGACGGATTCGTAGGCGAGCGCCATCTGCGCCCGCGCTCCTTGTGCGCGTGCCATTGTGTTCTCCTCAGGTTGTGGGGTGGGTCAGGCCAGCGGGTCTGACGTGGAATAATGCAGGACCACTGGGATCACCGCCGCCTTAAGGGTGGCCGCCCCCTCGACGGGCAGATCCACGGGCTGTGGCGCTTCGGCCTCGACCCACTCGCAACGCCCGCCGAGCGTGCGGTCTGCACGGATGACAGCGCCGATCTGCGCGCAAAGATGCGCGAATGCCGTGTCACGGTCGTTGCCTTGCACGACAGCCTCAATCTCGGCGCGGTGCTGGTAATGGTAGGTGAGCGGCGAAAGTGTCGCCGCAGGATCGCCGGGGTCGCCATCGCGCAGGATCATCAACCCCGCAGGGGAGATGCGCTCCGGCAGGACCTCGCCGCGCAGGACCGGCACATGAGGCACTGTGCGCAACAGTTCCGCCAGAGCGGTGAGGATGTGTTCGCGAGGGGTCATCTGATTTTACCTTCGACCCAGTTTGCCACGATTGCGCCGGGTATCCTCTCCTGCGCGGCCTTGGCATCGCGCGCCAAATCCAGCCGCTTGCGCAGCTTGACTTGCCGGACCAGCAGAAAGATCGGCACTGTGGTCAGCCCGCGCCCCGTTTTTGAACGCGATGCAACACCAACCCCGCGTGCATTCAGCCGCCCTTCAGCCACCAAAAGGCTCGGTCCCCGCCTGCGATAGACAAACCGGAGCCTGAGACCGCGTCGCCGCTCCCATTCGCCTGGGGTAATCCGGCCGCCGCGCGCGCCCTTACCTGCTGCCTCTGTCGGGATCGCCAGCCAGAACCCGTCCTTGGAGCGGATCAGCGGGCCAGTGTCATGGGCACCGATGATCACAGGCGCTTTCGACCACACCAGCGTCGCGGCATCGATGCTCTCCCCGACCTTTGGATAGGTCTGGCTGCGGATCGAATTGCTCAGCCGACGCCCAAGCCCCGCTTGCGTGATCTGCCCGCGCCAGTCGGATTTGAGCTGTGTGCCAGCCGCGCGCATGGCTATTGTCACCGCTTGCTCGCCAGCCTTGATTTCTGCGGCCATGAGTGCGGCGAGGTTTGGGGTGATGGTGACATTGAGTTTCATGCGGGCCTCAAATCCACAGTCCAGACCAGCCGTTCGCGATCGCGCGTGGGCTCGCCCTGAATAAGGAAGGCGTCGCCGTCGATCTCAAGGCGATCGCCGGGACGCGGGGTCGCCACCTCTGCCACACGAAGGTCCACGCGGGTTGTCTCAGACCAGATGCGCGCGTCGCCAAAGCTGGTGATGTCATCCGCGCGGCGTGTGACGATACGGACGAGTTGGGTCGGACCATCGCCCGCGATGTAGATCGCATCACGGGCGATGTTGTTGTCCGCGAAGAGCGTGTCGATCACACCAGTGAACACAGACAAGCTGGCCACCCGTCAATTGCCACTGTGCAGGCGGATCGCCATGCGGGGCCGCTTGTTCACCGGCAAGATCGAGGTTTCAGTCATCAGATCAATCCAGCGGCCTTTGGCGTCGATCATCTGACGCGCATAAAGCGGCAGGCCGATGGTATTGGCGGTCTCCAACAGATTGGCGGGCCCACCATAGGTCGTGAAGGTGTCGAACGTGCCCAGCGGAAAGGCGATCCCTTCACCCGCGGGGATCAACCGCTCTGAGGTACCGTTCGAGAGCGTGACAGACCCATTGTATTCCTCGAACAGAATGCCAGCAAAAGGAAACGCCCGGCGCATGTCCTCGCGCAGCGGTTGGCCACCGGTGGCGGAGAAGAACTTATAGGCTTCCTCTGTCTTGGGGTGGCTGATCAGCTTGTCGAAGAATTCGGAGCTGACCAGCGCATGGGCGGTGGTCATGGTCTCGCCGAGCAGATTGTCCTCCATAGCCCGCAGCACGCTGCGCACCTTGCCCTGCACGTTTGTGCCAGCAGTGCCAAACACAAAGTCGATCGAGATCTTCTCGAGGCCAAACTCGGTAAAATAGTCGTAAAGCGTGGTACCCGCGCCGTCCTTCACGATACCGCGCAGGGCATTCATCTCCATATATTCGCGGGTCTGGGCATGTTTGCGGCGCATCAGCGTCAGCTTGCGGTTCATCACCTCGACAAGCGGATCAGCAGCATCCGACAGGCCCAGCGCGGGCATGCCCTGAATGTCGGCGGGCAGGATCACATCGTCATGTGGGATCCATGGAAGGGCGAAGGACCGCATCGAGCGCTGTTCGCGTGTGCCCACGGTGGCGGGCGCGCCCAGTGGCACCGATGGCAGCAGGCTCAGCACCCCTTCGCGCTGCTCGATGACAATGGAGCGCTGTGACACGCCCTCAAAGCGAAACAGGCCGATCTGGCCAAGGCGGGTGTAGAGGTTGGGCAGGATGTTGATGGCCTGCGTCATATCTGCGAGCGAATAGCCGCCCGCGTCAAACGGGTTGCGGGTGATGGTCATGGGAAAACTCCGGGGAAAAATGTCAGGGGGATGCTCGGCAGCTAAAGGTTGCCAGATCAGGCGGTGTCGCGTGGAATGATGCCTAGCGCAGCCAGCTGACCGTGTTTTGTGGCGGTCTTGGCCGCGTCATCTACGGTGGGGTCGAAGACGAGGGTCCCCTTCGAGATGATGGCTGGGCCGCGCACGATCACCACGCCGATGGCATCGGCACCGGTGGCGTCGACCGCGTAGAGCAGAACGGCCGCGGCCGTTTGGGCGCCATCTGAGCCACCCGAAGTTGCCAGCTTGTGTTTGCCGCTGGCGGTGATGCGGCCAAGCACGGCGCCGACGGGATAGGCGGCGCCCGCCAGCAGGGTGATGGTTTCGCGTGTGAAGTTGGGGTTGACCTCATATTTGA